ATTTTAGCACCAATTTGAAAAAATTCTTTTTTCGATTGGAAATATAATAAAATTAATGTGTAAAGAGGTTAAATGATCACAAATAAAGGGGTTAAAAACATGAAAAAATTAACAAGAGCGGAAATGACTAAACTGATCAATGAAGCGAAGATATCTTGGTCACAGGAATGGAAAGTTATACAAGAAAAACTTGATGCTTTGATCTTAGATGCATCAATGGCAGCAACAACAAATCCGGATCTGAAAAAAGCCTTCTCCGCGATGAAGAAAGTTGTTAATGATCTCAGTGGCCGGGTTAAATTGCAATTGGAAATTTTTCCTTCCAACAGGATTTTTGCCTTTATCAAGCGGATTTTTGGGTTTTAATTCGGACCTTAATTTAAAAATCATCGGGGTAAAAGAATGTTATCACCAATGACAATTTTGTTAGGTCTCGTTCCGGTATTAGGTATCGGGGCCGGGTACTTTTTCCTGGCCCCTCTTAAAAAAATGTTTAAGGGATTTGGCAAAGTTAAAAAACATAATGCTGCCCTGACCGAGGGAGACGAAAAGGTTCTGGTGCTGAGTTCAAAAACATCTGAGATCGCTGTCAAGGTCAATAATATTGAAGCAGCAGCAGAAGAAACAAAAAAGAAAATCAAGACCGAGGTACGGACGTCCCAGGCGCGGGTAGATGCAATAATTGCATCCGATAAGAGTCTCGCTGCTTTGGCTACAGAATTCGATGAGGAATGGTAAATGACATGTCTCGAATATATAGTTGAAGAACATGCTGATGCAGCGACATTGGAAACTCGGCTTAATGAACTTCGATCTCTGAAAAGTAGACCTCAATTCATTACGGATGATTTATCAGTCGCCTTTTTACAATGTCATGATTTTGGTTTTGGTGAACATTCCGATCAATTAGATTTAACCAATAATCATCTTACGGTTACTGGCCGGGCTTCCTTATCTGGTACCTCTTTTATGACTTTTAGTAATATATCAAAAAAGTCTGGAAAGTGGTATTGTGAATTAAAATATGTTAATAGCATTGTTAATTCACTGACATTCGGCGTTGTTGGATTTGGTCACCAAGTATATGAAAGATATCCAGGGGACACGGCGGATAGTTATGGTTTTTATGCCTATGATGGTGAGAAATATACAAATGAAATTGGTTCAGCTTATGGAAGTGTTGCCTCTACCGGTGACATAATAATGATGGCATTGGACATGGACAACGGTGAGATTTGGTGGGGATTAAATGATACATGGTTCGATACCGGCAATCCAGTGACTCGTGCAAATCCAGCTTATACGGGATTATCCGGTTATAAATTTGTTGCCGTCTCATTGAGCGAACCACTTTCACAGGTCACAGCGAGTTTCGGGCCCACTTTCAAATATACTGTTCCAACAGGATTTTTACCATTTCAAGCATAAAGGAGTAAATAATAATGGCAACATCTACAGTATGGCAAGTCGAGGAATATGCAACTGCGGCTTTGTTGGAAATAAGACTCAATGAATTGAGAGAGGCCGGGACCGGCGTTTTATTTTTATTGGGTAATGCAACCGATGGATACACAATAGCATTTTTAGAATAAGTCTCAGAAGCGCACCTCTGCCTCTGAGACTGAGAATAATAATATGAAAAAAATATTGACTTTAATCGCGGCGCTGGTACTGCTCATATCATGTGCACCGGCACCTTATAAACCTTTTGTACCACCTGAAATAAAGTTTGAAAAGACACAGCCCTATGTGCTTGACCTATCTGCGCTGAAGAAGCCAGGAAAGCCGAGCTATGTAGCTCTCGATGCAAATATGAAGCCTATTACGGCGGAGAATCCAGGGACAGCAAAATACCTTGTATTCACCAAGGCAGAGTTCAAAAAAATTATGGCGTTGAGCGCAGCATATAATGATCAGCAAGAAATACTGCAGAGTCATGAGGATCTGGTAAATGTTTATATATCTGAAATAAATGCGTTGAAGGAATTGGTCGCACTCCGAGAGCAGATTATCAAGCAATATATTGAATTATATGCGATGTCCGAGAACGCTTATCGGCAGGAACGATACGAACACAAATGGGATAATGCCGAAAGTAAAATCGTCCAGATTTTGATGGCGGCAGGTCTCATATTTCTAATGCTTTAGGAGCAAAAAATGAAACAGGGACGAACTCGACTGGAGATGGATCGCTATATTGAAGAATCACGAGATGAAACACAAGATGCGGCGCTCCAGACATTAATTAGGACTGTTAGACAACAGCTCACGAAGTCCAGTTCAATGTTGTCGAATTATTCTTCAAAAAATAAAGATATCAAAAAGGCAGAATCCGTGGTTGATAAAGCCAGAAAAATCCTTTTTGATTTACAGGATTAATTTATAAAGGGAACCTAATGGATTATTGGAAAGATGTACCGGGCATTGATGATGTGCTTGATGGTAAAAAGTGCAAAGAGATTATCGAAGCTGCCGGGCTCGATACCACTCACCTTCAGCGGTCATGTGAAATGATGGCTGATGATTTCAAGCGTGGCGAAAAGGAAGAGAAGGCAATGGTACCGGCACTGAAATGGATGGAAAGTCGACTCAACCAAAGTTTTCCCGATGGTGATGTTACCGACTCCGATTTGCAAGACCTTTGCCGGGAAGTTGGTGGCAGAAAAGTCCTGAAAAAGGCCGGGATGTCTTCTTTGGAATTTATCAATATGATCACCGGAATGTAAGGTAAGTAATGGTAATGAAATAATGGGCACTTTAAAAATACCTGAGCTAAAACAGTATATTTTTCGCAAACTCGGACATCCGGTCATCAATGTTGAAATTGATGACACCCAAATGGATGACTGTATCGATGAAGCACTGAAAACTTTTATCGAAAGCCACTATGATGCATGTGAGATCGGGTTTATCGAGGTCGAGGTGCAAGCCGGGATAAAAGAATATATTTTAGGAGATTCCATCCAAGGCGTTTTAGAATGCCTTAATATCGAAGGTATCGGCTCATCCATTTGGTTAGATGATGAACCCTTGCTTTTACTCAGGCCAGTTACTCTTTCAGAGCCCCATGATTATTACGATATCGTGTCGGTTGAAGTTTATCGACAGAGAATGGCGTTAATTGAGGACACATTTAAAAATCATATTTTATTTGAATTTAATGATGTCACCAAAAAGTTAATTTTTCCCGATCCTCCAAAAAGAACCGGCACCAGAATCCTAAAAATTATCCAAGCAGCAGTCGATACCAATGACTCAGCCTTAGTGCATGACTCGTTATGGCTGAAAAAATACAGTGTCGCGCTGGCGCGGATTCAATGGGGTGTCAATTTAGGTAAATATGATGGAGCGCAATTACCGGGCGGTGTTACAATCAATTTTGCCGGGATACTCGAGAAGGGTGAAAGCGATAAAGAAACCCTATTAACCGAATTAGACGAAAAATACACTGAACCACCTGATCCAATATTTGCATGAAAACTTTTGCTCAAATTTTAAACGAAAAAGATGAAGATTGGCAATATTCTGTCAATGATTATTATTTAACTTTGGATATTTCCAAGAGCAGGTTTAAAGATTTAATCAATGAATTTATATATAAATTACCCAAAAAACACTCAAATAAGAAAAAGGTGTTAGCGGATATCCGCTCGGATGGCATAAAAATGAGTCCGAAAAAGGTCAACGATTATATAGATAGTCTCGATGAATCGAGATTAGAGGAATTGGTTGGATTTATGTATGATGCAATTGATAAATGGGATGGTTTAACCAGATAAAGGAACCGAAAAATGGCAAAAGTATCAGAAGGATTGCAAAAAGAGTTAGATAATATGGTCGATAAAATAGATGATTTCATGGCAAATATTGAGATGATTGCTGATGAAGGTAGCCCAGAAGCCAAAAAATCATTGGTAGCTATGTTTAATAAGGCGGATAAAGCTTATGATCATTGGATTATAGCCGTCAAATTATTCATCAAAGCTCAGAAAAAATTGAATGAAGGTGGATCAACCTTTGCTGGAAAATTATTTGCTCAAATTATAAGAGAAGGTGGTAAAATAAAATGGAGTGAGGGTGACCCTGGACGGCGGAATGTCACTCCCGGCACGTTGCTTGGTACCCATGAGGATATTATGGATGACATTTCCATAACACCTTATGAGGATGGCAAACGATTTGAACTGGTCGTTGATGGTGAATATGCTGGCAAATTTCCTTCTGTAAAAGTGGCAAAGGCCAAGGCCGAGAAGCTGGTTAAAGAGAGTTTGGAAGAGATGACATCTGCTCGCAGAGATGCAGAAAACCAAAAGGCCCTGAAAAGGATCAATGATTTTTGGGATCGTTCAAAAGGAGATCGGGCAAAATTTTCAGCACAGATTAATCTGCGGACCAAGAAAATGACTAAAATCGAAAAGCTTCAGATTTGGGCATCCGAGCTTGAAAATCAAAATCACCATGACGAGGCCGAGGAAGCCTTCAAACGATTAAAAGCACTGGGCGGTTAAATGAATCAAATTGTTCATGATGAAATAGATTATCAGCAGAGGCGGTTTTATCGGCGTTTAAAAAAGCATGGTAATTTGGTCGTTGAGTTTTGGTCGGGAGCAAAAAAATTTCTTGACTCAATACCAGGGATTGCTTGGGAGAAGCAAGGCAATAAAATTCTGATAAAAGAAAAGGTATCACCCATGAAAACATTTCGGGATATTATCCTGGAGTCACAAGTCGGCTCCGAGGGAGATTTTAAAAAGAGATTTCCGAAAGTCGCGGACCATTTTAAAGAGGTCAAGGATAAAAAGCATCTTGCTAAATTGAGAAAAGAGGCCATCAAGAAAATCGATGCAAATGAGGAAGGTTGGAAAGACGGCCCAGTTGACTTTTTTGTTAAAAAATGGCGGAAGGAATTTACTGCCGATACCGGCACGAGGCGCTCAGCGGCTGATTCTCGCTCAGATATGATTTTGCGGACCAAGGATTCATCTGGCAAATCAAAAGCCAGAAAATGGTAAAAAATCCCTTGACAAACAGGATCCTCCAGGGTATAGTTAAAGGAAACCATGAAAACTTTTAACGATATTTTAATAGAGGTGAATATGAAATCAACCGGATATGCCTTAACTGGATCTGATAACGTAATAATTGTAAAAGGCAGTAAAAAGGATATGCATCGCCTTAGAAAACAAAAAGGTACAGGATTCACTGTATGGAATTCACCTGGTGGAAAAGTTGGAGATAAATTAAAGTGAAAACTTTTAGAGAAACCTTCAACGAAAAATATTATCTGGATTTTAAAGAAGTCCTAAAAGACGGCTCGGAATATTCTGATCGGGTTACGTTTGATAATCGCAAAGAGGCGCTGGAGATTCTCAATATAGAACGCGAGGGTAGATCCGGTATTGCATATGATAAAATTCAGGACTTACATTATTTTAACGATGCAGATTCTTTTACCGTTATACAAAACGGAAAACTTTTTAAGAAAAAATTAAAATAGGGGAATCATGAAAACTTTTAAAAAATTAATAATCGAAGGCAACAAGGACGAGGTAACCAAATCGATGCTTCGATCTGCCGATAACAAATTGGTCAATGAAGTAAGAGATCGATATTATGGGGTGTCTGATCATATCAATGGTATGGTTGAGTCGTTGAACTCATTAAATGGGGAGACCGGGGAGTTTGGTGCCGATCTTACTGCTGCCAAGAAAATGCTTAAACTGTTTGACAAAATGTCAATAGGGAGATTTCTATAATGAAGACGACACGCACTCGAGGAGAAATGGATAAAATAATCAGAGAGTCCAAAAATGTTCAGGAATTTGCATTGAACAATGAAGGACAGGCCTTCTATACCGATTATATTCAGGCCGGGCAAAGGGAAGAAAAGATCGCGAGGCAGCGATATACCAAGGCAGTCGCGGCCCTGAAGAAAACCATGCCGGGTGGAACCTGGACATTTACCATCGATGGCTCGGAGCAATAAGCAATGAAATCTTTCAGACAAATTATCGATGAGATGACAGTGGCCGGAACCGGTGTCGGTGCGTACAGTCCGCCATTGGCCATGCAAACAAGATTCTCGAGCAAGAACGCAATGATTTCACAATTTCGCAATTGCACCAATATAATGAACAGAAAAGATTTGCTGAGTCAGTGCCGGAAACTTGGTTTATCCCTCAGCCATTTGAGCGATGAGGAATTACGCAAATCTCTGAATGGTATGTCCCTCCGTAATAAACAACGTTTTATGGGTGATTAAAAACAGTGAAATCTTATGCAAACTTTCAAGCAATGGTTAAATGAGGGCGAGACAAAAGTTCGGGCCTTGACCCTCTATCATGGCGTTAAGAATGCCGATAACGTCAAGAAAATACTCGATGGCGGATTTAAGCTGATTTATGTCAAGCCGAATTGGGTAAATGATTATGCAGTAAGTGCAACTAAATCAAAAGCATCCGTCAAAAAGTTCTTCGGTAATCGACCGAATCTTGTTATTTTAAAATTCAAATTTCGCGGCAATGTATGGAAAGGGGATCAATGGGATTCTCTTTCGAGTGAAATTGGTTCATTTGCTGGTTCTCCAGAGCAGTTTACTCGCGATGTGGTCAAAAACGGGATTGATGCTGCTGACCAAGGATATGTTTATATCTATAACCCTAAAAAAATATCAAACATAGAGATAGCATAATGAAAACTTACAGGGAAATTTTAGAAAAATCGATTACCATAAACGGGATGCAGGATTTACAATTGCGAACGCTATTCAAAGGCTTTCAGGGCAAATTGGATTTAAAATCCTGGCAAACCGATTCCGAATATGCTAAACATGTTCAAACCGGGGTAGCACTGAAATTGATAAAGGCTTCAAAAAAGGTGCCGAAGGGATTGGGTGGATTTGATGATTGGGAACACCAGAATCAAGTTTTCATAACCTTAACCAAAAATGGCCTCATGGTTGCAAAGCAATTTATGGATCAGGGTAAAATATGAAAACTTATCGAGAAATTTTGGAGGCTCGTCCTACCGGAGGTGCACAGCATACTCCCGGTTCATTGAGAAGTTTTGCAAAACGTTCTGAGCACGAAGGCAAAGCTTATTTAAAAGTTCATGCTGATCCCAATAGCGCTTTTAATAAACATGTTAATGCATTACAAAACAATGTGCCGGTCTGGACGAAACTGGATGGCATTGATATTTATCAGGTACCGGGGAGTGGTATTGCTGCTTTGCCGACTAATGATAAAAAATCATCCCAAAATTGGATCGTTTTCGATGTGAAAACGAGAAAAGAATTAACCCAATTAAAGAAAAAAGAACTTTTTCAATGGCTGTCCAGATATGCGGTGGATACCGAGAAAATGCGATGAAAACTTATCGAGAACTTTTAAAAGAAGGCAAAGACAGGGATCTGGAGAAGGCCAAAAAGAAAGCTGCTAAATGGTCCCTGGACGATGAAAATAATATCGGTCAGGCCGTGATTACTAACTTGGGCGGCAAATATTCGATTTCATCCGATGTGTCAGCGGGTGTCGAAATTTTTGCTAAATTCATTGACGGCAAAGAGGTCTCCGAGAGTGCCGGTGGGAAGAACCTAATCCTGCACGTATGGAAAAATCATAATGGCTCTTTTTATGTGGAGACGCAAAAAGACGATGTTATCGGTGACAATTTTGATACGGCATATGATGCATTGAAATGGGCAGGGAAGATGTACCCCAAAGCAACCATTTATAAGTACGAAGGTAAGTAATGAAGCTATGAAAACCTTTTATCAAATCCTGACCGAAAGCCAATTCACCAATTTCACTGATAATATCGTAAAACACCTTCAGGATGTGGGCCGGATGTGGGCAAAAGAAAATCCGGATGAAGGTATCGATACCAAATACATGCGCGTTAATTTCGACCGAGACCATTATGCAGTCGGATTTATGGCAGCAGCAGAGAAAAATGGTAACGTTTCCAAGGGCGCAAAACGTATGCCAAAGGGCTTGAAAGAGCGTGGCGCATCCTGCCAAGTGCATGGATGTTTTTATAATGCTCTCGATTTTATGCACCGTTTCGGCGCTGAGTACCCTAAAATCAAACTGGCCTATGGTATAATGGCCGATCAAAAAGCGTTTGATGAGCTAAAGACAGCGGCTGCACAGGACCCTTCAAAAGAGAGGGTGCTGACCTATTCGACCGGGCCTAATACAACCACTCACGCTTTTTTAATAGATGGCAAAAAGGCCATCGACCCGACAATGGGCGGCAACAGCAAAGACCTTTATTATTACGAGATTGTCCCTGAAAAGGTCTGGCGTAAATTCAATTATAAGCAAGACGATTCCAATTGGGATGCGAGGCAGTTTGCAAATATAATTTATAAAGATATTAAAGATAAGCAGAAAAAGTTTCCGTTCGAAAAAATGTTTAATAAAATTGGTGGTATATGAGAACTTATCGTCAAATATTGGAAGGTAAACAAGTCGGTATAGTTTATCATCTTGTTGGCGTCCCTCAACTGGTCACCATTCTCGATAAAAAAGCGATTACATCAAATAATTTTAATAATATTTCGACGACCCGGTCAAAAATGACTAATTGGTATTTGGGCGGTCCTCCGGTGATAATTGGTAAATTTGAATTAGATGGTGATAAAATATCCGACCGTTTTAAGGTTGTTCCATTTCAGGATGTTTCATTGACCGGTGTAAAGTTCAGCGGTGAGCGTGAGAGTACAATTCAGTCCAGAAAATTACCTATCAAATATGCGACAAAGTTTATTTTAATTAAATCGAATATTGATAAAGACCTTCAGTATATCGATATTCCCTGGTTAAAGGATACATTGGCGCGGGTAAAGATACCAATTTATATACAAGTTGGTACCAGAATTAAAAAAGATGATAAGCAACTCCAAGTTTGGGGATTAAAATGAGAACTTATCAGCAAATTTTATGTGAGAAATTAAAATTAAAAAGGATTTCTACCGGGTATTATGAAGCAAATGTAGGGAATATCCAAGTCGAAATTTATAAAGCAGAAGGCGCGGATTACTGGTCTTCAACGATTGTCGTGGGCAAATATGGCGATGATGATTGGCAAGAAGAAAGCTTCCAGGCAAATTCAAAGCGAGACCTCGTCAAAGATATAGAAACTTTCATAAGGAAACATAATGGGTAATCCATATTTCAAACATCATCCTGATCCAACCGACCCCGAATATAATTTGTATCGGGGGATGTGCAATGAGGTCGCTGAAATGTATGGGATCGATTTCGTTTTCCTGCAGAGGAAATTGGAAAATCCTGATGATATTTTCGGAGAGGATGGTTCCAATAAATTTGATGATAGCAGGATCCTGACCCTGTATATCGAAAACTTTCAGCAGTTTGAAGGTAATGGTGACCTGTTTGGTAAATTTGGTTTTACCATTGACGATCAATTAATACTCGTTGTCGGTACCGATATCTTTAAAAAAATCGTTGCTACCGATAGGCCATTAGAAGGTGATCTATTATATCATCCAGTAAGTAAAAAGTTTTTCAAAATTGAGCACGTTGCTAAACCCCAGGGCTTTTATCAGTTTGGTGCCGGGGAGATGATGTTCCGGATTACAACAACACTATTTAAATACAGCCATGAGCGCTTTGAATCGGCAGATGGTATGGTCGACGATATCGATACCTTTTTTGATGGGGTTGATGATGTTGATAGTTCCGATGAAGCTAATCAGTTTGAAAAAGAGGCCGGGGATATCTTAAATTTTGACGGCGAAAATATTTTCGGAGATAAGTAAATGAATATAAGAATAGATAAATAATTAAAAGGAGATTGGTATGAAAAAAGTTTTATGTTCACATACAATGTTCACGACAAAATTTTTGTGCAAGGATCCTGATAACGATGACGGTAGAAAATATTTTGTTCAATGTTTTGCTGACCAGCCGGTAATGGTTGATGAGCGTATCCTGAAAGCATATCCACAAACCTTTACGATTATCGAAAAGGCCGAGCCCATCACCTTAGAGGAACGGTTTTCCGATGAACAGATTCGCGTTTGGGGCGAAGAAAAAGATGACAGCGATAGCGAGGCCAATGATACGGAATCTCTCGACACGGCGGCACTGAGCCCTGAAATAACAGAGGTTGAGGCGGCAAATGCAAAAGAAACTGCCGATGAAGTGGATACTGAAATCCTCGAGGACGTTATAGCCGAGGCCGAGGGACTGCCTGATATCGATAACGAATTACTGGACGCTGAAAACACCGAGCCCGATATCACTGAGGATATCGAAGCCGAAGAAAAGGCATATGCCGAGGCCGAATTGATGGCCACAATAAAATCTTTCAGAAGCCGAAAAAAACTGAATATATGGGCGACAGGAATTGGGATAGAACTGGATGGCCAGCTTAAACTAAAAGAAATGAAAGTCGATGCAAAAAGGGCTTTAAATCTCGGGTAGAAAAGGGAGTGCGTTGATGCCAAATGGAGAAGAAGGGGTATTTGAAACTGATAAAAGTCACTTTGAAATTTTTCAAAAGGAAGCCAGTTATTGGCTAAATAAATATGGATTAATTGGGTGGGAGATACATTTTGCTCACGAAGAAAATGAGGATGCCCGTGCGTCATGTACAACATGGGGCTCTGGTCGAATTTGCGCTCTCACCCTGGCCACAAAATGGGAAGGTATAATACCAACTCCCAAAGCAATCGCTTTTGTAGCATATCACGAGGTCTGTGAGCTATTGCTGGCCGACCTTGTTGAGACAGCAACCGACCGGAAATTTGATCCGGAAAATGTCGTGGCAAAAACTCACGCGATTATTCGAACCTTAGAAAATGTACACTGGAACGGGGATGAACGTGCGGCTTTATACGAGAAAAAGATAACAAAAAAGAAAAAGTAATTACCATCGTCGATGGCCAATAACGCTTCTAAATTCTCGCTCTCGCGGTCCAACAATATAATAGCTGCGGAACATAGACCAATTCTTTTCCTTGATGTCCATGCGATATCGTTCCCCGACTTTTACAAGTCGCGCTTTACCGTCACAGCTATACCATTCATCATACCCCAGGCGTTTTACCAGATTGTTTTTTGCTATAAATTTATTCATAATTTCCTGGATAATTGGCTCCGAGGGCAGGGATCGAACCTGCGACATCCTGATTAACGGTCAGGCGCTCTACCATCTGAGCTACCTCGGAATGTTGCCTAACATTATGTCAGCATTCCTTTAATGTTGGGCATCTTTGGAATTCACATGCCGGGCAGGTTATCTGCAGATATTCTTTATTATCATCAAATCCTTTTTCGATGACGTCCTCATCCAAATCAAAAACATGACTGCAGTTTGGGCATACAGCTTGAAATTTCTCCAAATCTTCGGGCATTATTTCCATCCTTTTGTTGTAATCGATTCAGCATATTCGACTGCAGCTTTCCAATCGTCACCCTGGAACCAGTATTTTATAGCTAAAATGTATGTTCTAATCGATGCACTCATTTCTCTCAATTTCCTCGGCCAGAAGTCCGGCTACTCGATCCATATGCGCGGGATCTACCGGTGTCCCCGTGGTATTTAATTTCAAAAAGTATCGGTATTTCTGCTCCTGTGTCAAATAATCGGACTCGGCATATGATACCGAAAAATATGTAAAATGTCTTTGATCTCGATATCCGAGTTCGTTATAATATTTACCTTTATACTGGAAGCGACCGAGATAATAGTCAACAATGGTAGTTATACGCTGTTTCCCGTCGAGCACTTCATATAGTTTACGCGTGAGCGGCCTGTTACCATCCGGTCCCCAGGGTCGTTTGATGACGGCGAATTTGCCGATATCAATATTTTTAAAAATGGAATCAATTAGATTTACTTTTTGGTCGATATCCCATACATGGCCTCGTTGGTAATCGGGATCAAGATCGAGGCCATATTTGTTCAGGTACTGTCTGATTAAACTTTGGATATCCCGTTGTTGAAAGGAAAAATAGATATCCTCATCCTGCTCAAAATGTTCGATGGCCTCGTTTTCTTCCGGTGACCGATAACTGTTTAAATTATGCCAGGGCTCATAATGAATTTTACCTGTAGTTTCATCAGGCACGTTCCGATTAGTTTGCCGAGTGACCGAAAAACATTTATAAACCCGGCTCCCTTTATAGGTAGCCAAAATCCCGGTCCAGTCCCAGGCACCATAGCGGACCCGGTCCCCAACATCCCATTTAACGCTCGGCTCCGGTAACATATTTTCAAAAGCATTACGTTTGTCATTTCTCAAACACGATTTAAGATGGACGGCTTCCTTTGCTGCCCTTCGATTGGCTTTTTGCTCTTCTGTCATTTTCATAATAATTATTTCTCCCCCCTAATATGCAGTATTTTACTGCTGGTTGAAACCTGAAACGTGGTTATAAATTCCGGCTTCATTTCACATTCTCCCTCGGCATCTTCTTGCAAATACATTTCAGCACAAGCAGAACAGGCCGGGCCATATTCGTCATCGTTAACATAAAAATAAGGTATCCATCCGGCTTCGACGGCGGCACCAGTCCCCACAATTTCTATTTCACATAATGCACATTTCATTTTTCTCTTTTCCTTCCATGTATGTAGCATGATAATCTCGTTTAATTTTTAGGAGGTGGGCTTTTGCATTACCCCAAATCACCTGTCTGGTCGGCATACCGACCCCGGTTAAAGGTGAACCCATCCAAACTTTAAAACATTATAGCAGCATAGGCTATATTTGTCAAATGTTTTTGCCCTAAAAATAGGGTACTATTTAGGGCAAAAGATATTCAAATTCAGGCGGTAAAAGGGCGATGTCTATCTCCCCGCAGGGACATGAAAATATAAAGCGTTCTTCCCAACTATCCCATGTGGCAGCGGCTCCGCAATTGCAGCAGCCGATGATATTACCGTCAATATCTTCAATATAATTTTTAGTTGCGATCATTTATCCACTCCCATACATCTCTTCCGTATATGGCTTCAATAACGACATCATAAACAATGTGTTCCTCATCGTTATCTTCTTCATAATCTTTGTTTGCAAGATAATCGATGTGTTTTTTGGCAGCATCCAGGATCTTGTGGAAATCCGGTTTTTTGAGCGGGACAGGTATTTTCAGTTTAGCTAATGCCTCTTCCCGGTCAGTAATTACCTTTTTCAAATCGTCTATGCTATACATGTCTAAAAAGTCAGTCATCATTTCTCCTTTTTGATTATATCTAATAATAGCATCGAGATAGGCGGATGTCAAGCTTTTATTTAGGCATTTTAAAAAGTTTGCCTTCGATTTCGGAGTGGGTTTTACGGGTGGGGCGGATATCGATGAGCAGCCATTCGCGGCCATTGGCTTTGCAAAAATCAACGTTCAGGGTGACTCCTACATATGCTCCCTCATCAAATTCAAAAGGTATAAAAATGTCGGTAACCGATCCGGCCTCGTATTTATTCAATTTGTATGCGTAATTCTCCATCAAAGCCATCAGGTGTTTTCTGGCCTCGGCTTTTACGGGGAGACCGGTTACCTCGATTCCCATGTCGGCGGCGTCATCAAAAAGTTGGGTTTGGGTTTTCTCAAGATTTTCAAAAAATATTAAGTTTTCTTTTGCCGGGAATGTCATATTTATTTCTCCTGTTAGTTGTTTGATCGTTTCTAATACTAACAACTATATCGGTATATGTCAAGCAAAACTTTAGCTTTTTCTTTCAATACTTCGATAAAAGCTATTCTCGACCAAAGCATCGACAATACTTATGGCACCGATGACGGAGAAAAATACGGCTATGCAAATGCAGCCAAATATCATAATTTTAGTCCACAGTTCGGGCAAAAATTACAATCTGGATAAAGCGAATGTCTTCCAGGTGAGCAGGGCTCAACAATAGCCACCTCAACCTTAACAACCTCTACCTCGTCCGGTGGGATATCCTTAAAGGCATCGAGATCCAAAAGGCTATTCTGGATTTTATCCTGTCCCCAGGCTTCCTTTTTGGTTATCGGAAAATATGGGACGAAGGTATCAGGAAATACTTCATCCCCGACAAAATTGGCATAATAGGCGGTGATTTTATTATCCCACCAGTTTCGTGCATTAAATTTCTGCGTGACGAGTTCTTTTAGCGGTGTCGGCAGGTCCGAGTTAGGATCAGGGACAAGGCCGATGCGACTGAAATTTCCGAGCCATCCCAATTGTGCAAGAGGCTTTTTATTCGGATATGTCTCTTCCAAATATTTGTTGAATAAATCGTGTCGGTTTTTGTCGTCTCGGCCACTGTAGGGATTCGATTTTATGGCCCAATACTTCCAAAGCCCAAATTTCTCCAGCAGGTCGACATAAAACGCAGTGCGCTCTTTGTTATTCCATTTGTATTGTCTACTCATTTTAATCTCCTTTATATAATGGGTTAATTGCATTCATTTGGAAAAAGATCAACGACTGCTATTACGCTGAAATCAGACTCGTAATAATAGCCATATGTTATTGAATTAAAGAAAAGAAATAGAGGTTTGTCACAAAGTTCTGCTTTCATCGTTTCTTTGACGGCGGCTTTGGCTTTTAATAATTGCTTTTTGATCAGTTTATTTGGTAATTTGATCAGATAGTTAGATCTCAAGTTATTATCTATTTGACTCCAATATGATTCTACAAAGGTTATATTTTTCTCATTGTATAGGGGACCGTTTTTGTTCATCCAGTCAACCGTCTCTTGTTGCAAACTTTTAGCGGAAGCGGTTGAAACCAGCAGCATAATTACCAATACTAAAATACTTTTTAATTTTTTCATAATAATAAAGTCTCCTTTTATTTATAAGAATACCAGGCTTCCTCGGTATTGTCAAATGTTTTACATTAGAACTCCTTTGTAATGTCTTGAACTTTCTCAATTATTTGAACCAAATCTACTCGAAGATATGTAAGATTAAATTTCAAATAGCTTTTATATAAGGATTTGGCGACTTTTTTTGATTCAGTTTCGATATGTACATAATGATCCTCATCACCTTCTGCAATCCAAAACCGAAACAATGTTTTTATTTTTATCTTTTCCATCAGAAATCCTCAATCATAATTAATTTGTCTTTTGCCCTTGTTATTCCAGTATACAACCAACGGGTATAATCGTCATCGCTTTGGTAGCTATTTCTCTCATCGATCATTATTACCCGGCTCCATTCCGATCCCTGGCTTTTATGGACCGAGACACAATATCCAAAGTCAAAAAGATCAACTTTGCATTTGCGGCGTTGCTCATACCCCATAAAATATGAAGGATCTTCGCTTTGGTATATTTTCTGGATTTCATCGGCCAGCTCATTTTTAGTATCCAGCATATTACTTTCGGCATAGGCATCTTTTGCCTGTACCTTACCGAAACCGGATTTTAAAACGTACAGCCAGACGTCATATTTTTGCCCGTCCATCCTCATCTGGATTTCAAAAAATTTGGCTCCGACCGATTTGATACCTTGTAATGTACCGATTTGACCGTTCATGACGTTGACGTTTTTGTTATTTTTCAAGCAGATCAGGCGCTCACCGACTTTCGGCGTCCCTTTGAAACCGTAATTTTTGCGGATAATATTGTTGACGTCTACCCTGGTGCGGTTCATTCCGCAAAGGGCAATCAAATCCGAATCTTTATCGTATTGATTCAATATTTTTTTGCAGCGAGGATCGGTCCAGTGCAATTTTGCAATCGCGGTACCGTACATCCCGCAGTCGATATATCCTTCTTTTCTCGCGGTCATCGATAGCTGGATAATTGGATTATCTTTGGCTTGCCTGTGGATTTCGGTCAAAATATATTCCGGCTCGGCCATCAAATTAAAACTATCGGCACCGACAGGCGGCAATTGCCCGTGGTCCCCGATGGCAATAATTGGTTTGTTGTATGAAAGCAGATCTTTCCAGATGTCTTTGCCAACCATACTGGCCTCATCAACGAAGATAAAGTCGATACCCAAATCGTCTTGATGGCTCCATCCCTCAATTTTGCCGGTTGCTTCATCGACAATGGGTCGATAAATTAAGCTGTGGATTGTACCGACATAATCATCACCTTGATAATCGGTCAATTTGCTGGCCAGCACAATACTGGCTTTTCCGGTATAGGTAACAAAGCCGATGCGGATATAAGCACGTTTGTCGCGGAGTGCATTGGCCAGGAAGCCTAATACCGTTGTTTTGCCGGTACCAGCAAGGCCAGCCATCGTGGTAAATGGCGCTTTGGTTTTATGAGCATAAAAGTCGTCGACCCAGTTCATGAGGGCATCAACTATACCCTGCTGCTCCTCGGTAAGAATTATTTTGGGTATCCCTTCGGCATCGATTATAACGTCATCTTTATTTGGCACTTCAATATCCATAATTATTCCTTTTTAATTAAGTATGTTCTATCTTACCTCGCGGAGATAATATTTGTCAAGGAACTTTTGTGATAAACTTGGCCAGCAATATTCATATGCCTGTGCTTCAAGACGACAAATTCGTTGCCATCCATTATAATGATGACCTCGGCCCGGTGTGCAGCAATCATTAAAACTGGTCGAATATCAATAAAACTGATTTCTTCCAAAGGCGTGTCATCATCTTGAGTGGTATGGTACCGGCCTAAAATTAATATCAAGTTTTGATTATCTGATTTAATGGACATAATTTTTCTCCTTTTCTCCCTATTATACGGCTTAACCTCTACTTTTGTCAACAGTAAATATATAAAAGAGGAGATTTCGATTATATGAGTTTTATTAAGAAAAAACAAGAGTTCTTTAACGGCATCCGTGGCTTACGCAATGAAGGTCATGAAATAATTTTAAATAAAGACCAAATTGCCGAGATAGTAAAATGCTCTGAAGACTCTAACTATTTCATAAATAAATATTGCCATATCGTTACCCTGGATGAAGGTAAGCAATTATTTAATACCCGATTTTACCAGGATAAAATGCTGGAAATTATGGAGCACAATACCAGAGCTATATTTAAGCTGCCGAGGCAATCCGGAAAATCGGCTATTGTCGCGGCATTTTTGGTCTGGGAGATTGTATTTAATGATTACCATTCCTGTTCTATTTTAGCAAATAAAGAGAAATCTGCCAAAAATATTTTAAAAAAGGTCAAATTATTATATAAAACTTTACCTTATTGGATGCAGCAAGGTATTTCCGGCTGGTCAAAATTATCTATTGAGCTGGAGAATCATAGCTATATTGAGGCAAGTGCCACATCCGCTTCCGGTACCAGATCTGATTCTATCAATACTTTGGTCATTGATGAGTGCGCTCACGTTCCCAAAAATATATGGGATGATTTTTACTCCTCGATTTACCCGACCGTTTCATCATCTAAAAAATCAAAGATTTTTATGATTTCAACTCCTCGCGGCATGAATCATTTTTTCAAGTTCTGGAGCGATTCAGAAAAGAAAAGAAATATTTTTGTGAATTACGAAATCGGATACATGGATGTCCCGGCATATGCGGAAGAAGGCTTCAGAGAGCGCACTATTCAAGAACTTGGTATGCAGAAATGGATGCAAGAATATGAATGCCAATTCCTGGGCTCAAGCGGCACTCTTATATCCTCATATCATTTGCAAAATACTCTTGTCATGGAGGATCCTGCAGATATTAGATTTGATGATCACTTCCGGATTTTTGAGATGCCAATACGGGATGATGAGAAGCCTAAAGAGAATCACCAATACGTCATGATTTGCGATTTTGGGGAAGGCGTTGGGCTCGACTACAATACTGTCCAAGTCATGGATATCACAGGCGGCATCCCCTGGCGCGAGGTTGCTGTATATGAGGACAATACCATTGCTCCCTCCGAGATGCCTTATATAATCGAGCGAATAGGGGAATTTTATAATACAGCCCTATGTATCGGTGAAACAAATAACATCGGAATAGGTATTCTGGATGATTTGAATTATGATTTGGAATATGAAAATATTTTTTATGGTGACAACGAGCATTTCGGTATAAAAATGACTAAAGCATCCAAGAGAACCGGGTGTATGCGGTTAAAACAAAACATCGAAGATGGCAACATGGTGATAAGCGACCAAGGTACAATCGCGCAATTTAGCACATTCATTAAGGTGCGGGATAGCTATGAGGCCGAGGAAGATACGGACCATGATGACTTAATCACTCCACTGGTTCTATTTTCCTATTTTATGGCAAATAGGTCATGGACTGAAAACTGGATTGATCAACAGAGATTATTAAATAAAGGTAAAATATCAAAAATAGAGGAAGACTTGTTACCAGCCGGATATGTTGATAATGGTATTGATGTCACGAGTTTCGATGAAGAAATTGATGAAGAAGATTATATAGGAGCTATGTTCTAACGGTAAATACATTCTAACAGGTAAAATTTGTTTTATTAGCTAAAAAAATTAAAGGAGAAAAATTATGGGATTCAGTTTATCACCTTCAGTCAGTGTTGTGGAAAGAGATCTCTCCCTGACAATCCCTGCAGTTTCGAGCACAATTTGCGGTATGGTTGGAGAATTTGAATGGGGCGCTTGCAATGAGCGCATCACTTTGACCACAGACACAGAAATTTTTGATATCTTCGGTAACCCAAATGATGTCAATTTTCTGTCCTGGTTTTCAGCATTCAATTACCTCCAATACTCCAGCATTTTGCTGGCCGTCAGAGCGGTTGATGAATCGACTGCAAAAAATGCCGGTTTTATGTGTCAGGACGTCAGTAATCCGGTTGATCCGGTTGCGAATGCTGAATTGCTTCTGAATGATGATGCATACGAACAGCACACTCCGGTTTTCGCAGGTGGGAACGACAAAATCCATATTCTGGCAAAATACCCTGGAACTAAGGGAAATACAATCAAAGTGGCCGTGGCAAATGAAACCGATTTCGTAAATAATGCTCTGGTTGATACCGGCATCACTTTTGTCGATCAGTTTGAGTTTGAGCCGATTGCCGATGAATTGGCCATTTGCGTTATGGCTCAGGATGATAATGGCGATTATGAGATCGTGGAGCGCTGGATAGTATCCACAATCCCCGGCAATAAGGTCGCTGGTGTAAACACTTACATTAACGATTATCTTTTTGCAAACTCAGCTTACATTCTCGGATACAATGACGTCAGTAATACCAATGATATCGCATCTTTTGAGGCCCATTTGCTGAGCGGCGGCGTTGCCGACAGCCCGACAAATACCGAGATAGAAGCCGGATTTGATTTGTTTTCAAATGCCGAGGAAGTCGATGTCAACATGCTTATCGATGGTGCCTGGACGAACTCAACAATCCAGCAGTATATTATCGATAATATCCTTGAAGTTCGCAAAGATGTCGTCGGATATTTCAGTCCGCCTTCCGCCGATGTAGTTGGCCAGAGCAACATTTCATCCGCAGTAACCGATATCATCGATTATCGGAAAAACAATCTTTCCAGATCCACATCATATGCGGCCCTTTTCGGGAACTGGAAATATCAGGAAGACAGTTTCAATGGTAAGTATCGTTGGCTTCCGGTCTCCGCCGATTGCGCGGGGATTATGGCAAATACAGCCCAGGTGCGGGATCTTTGGATTGCCGGTGCTGGCTACAATCGCGGCATAATTAAAAATGTTATCAAATTCGCGATTAACCCGTCGAAGGCATATCGGGATCTGCTGTATAAAGATAATATCAATCCGATTTTGGTTGATAGCGCGGACGGCCCTGTCCTGCTTGGCCAGAAAACATTGCTGACCCGGCCCTCCAGTTTTGATCGGCTCGATATCAGATGGTTGTTCATCGTATTGGAAAAGGCCATCGCGACAGCATCGAAATACTTCATGTTTGAGAAAAATACGGCTTTTACCCGGCGACAGTTTAAGGGTATGGTTGATCCTTTCCTGCGTGATGTACAAGGTAAAGAGGGAATTGAGGCGTTTGAAGTCCAGGTTGATTCAAATATCAATACCGCAGCAGTCAAGGCCAGAAACGAGTTTCGGGCCCGGATTTTCATCCAGCCGGAATTAACTGCTGAATTTATCGTCCTCGAATTCATCAACGTGAACTCAGGCGTTGAATTTTCGGAAACCATCAGCAAATCAGCATAAGATAATCGGGGAGAGTCAAATCTCCCCGAACTGTAAATTAATATAAGGAGAAAGAAATGGGAATCAGAATCGAAGATTTCAAATCTGCATTAACGAATGGTTACCGGCCTAACCTTTACCAGATGGAAGTCATGGGCATGCCGGAGAAATTTGTTTATATGTGCAAGGCAACTCAGCTCCCAGGGAAAACTATCGGTATTGTCGAAGCACCATATCTTGGCATGAAAGCGAAACTTGCCGGGGATGTGACATATGAAGACCTGACGGTTACCGTAATAATGGACAATGATTTTGCAGTCCACACGGCCCTGGAGATTTGGATGCAGACTGCCAAGGCTAATGAAGCTGCCATCGGCCTGGATGCGGCCTTATATAAGCGGACTGCCGAAGTTATTGCTCTGGACAATACAGGAAAAGAAATTACACAATATTCTTTTATTGGAGCATGGCCATCCTCGGTTGCTCCCGTCGATTTGAGCTATGAAACCAATGATACTCTCGCAGAATATGTGGTAACATTCACATACGATTATTGGACTCGTATTTTTTAAAAAGGCTATTCTATGGCTACAATGTTCTTAGAAAATCTGAAAGCTTCGTTTTCAGATTTTCTTCGTCCTAATCTATTTCAAGTAACATTCAGTGGACATTTTTTCGGGGAACAAGAGTTCGGCTTTCTAACCAAAGGTGCAACTTACCCGTTCATGACCTATAACACCACAACTGTACAATATAACAACCTGCCCAGGCATTTTGCTCAAAGTGTTGATTATGACCCGATAAATTTTGAGTTTATGGTTGATGACGGTCTAAAAGTTCTGCGTTTCTTTGATAGCTGGCGAAAGCTTGTTATGAATGATGGTAGCAGAACCTTTAATTATAAGGATGAATACAGTGGTAATATTGAGATAGAATTATTAAATCGGAAGCAGTTCATGCGAGCTAAATGCACCATCTTGGATGCATTCCCGGTTAACATAGATAATGTGGCGCTGTCCGCAGATGCAAATGATCAGATAATGAGCCTTAATGTCAGCTTCCGGTACGATGATGTCATGTATGAATTTGATGACGGATTTAGCATTGCGGGAGTGAAAGACGTTATTTTCGATCTTGCCCAGGGAACGATAGGTACAGGCATTGACGCAATAAAAGATGGCATCGAAAATCAGGCCAAGAAAATCCCTGACTCAGCAATTAAAAATATTTTCGGAGGCTTCGGCCAGCAACCTTCTGGCTTTGTCGGAAGCGAAAAAGCTATCGGCGAAAGATCGAAAGAAATATTTGCCGGGGGAACCGGTGGTACCGGAGTCGCCAATGCAGCAAAAAATGCCCAAATCCAGGCGAAAGGAGCATTTGATAGCAAGTCCAATTTACCAAAACAAAAGTTTGATTGGAAGAAATGGAGCCCATTTTAAATTATTTGAAAGGAGATTGAGATATGGAATTACCAGTAATAAACGTTTTACCTGTCCATGAATTATTTTTACCTGTTCAAAAAGCCATTTTTAAATTTGTACCGTATACCATCGAGCAAGAGCGCAACATACTGACGGCATTAGACTCTGAAGATGTGAGTGCTATAATCAATAATTACAAAAAATTGATTGAAGTATGTGGGGATAATGCTGATTTCGATACAATGGCAGCAATGGAATTTATTCTCATTGCAGTAAATCTGAGGGCAAAATCAAAGGGTGAAATCCTCGACATAAATGCCAAATGTAAAAAGTGTGATACATCAATCGAATTATCCATCAATATTGAAGATCATATTGTCACCGAGAACGCAGATGTGCTCAGTGACTTATGCAAAATTGATGATGATTTATCGTTTGAGATTGTCCCGATAAAAATGGGATTTTTGTATTCGACAGATGTTATTAAAACCCAACAGGATTTGATGCTTGAGACTGCCGTCCACAGCATAAATAAAGTGTTTTGGAAAGAAGATATTTTCACTGATTTTACTCCTGAATCCCTCAAGGATAAAATATCTTTGACCTACACGATAATTAAAAAAATATTTGAATCATCGGCTAAATTGATCAAAGTGAAATTAAAAATTGATATGGTTTGCAGTAAATGCAAGCACGAAGAAGAATATGTTATACGTGACTTTTTAAAATACTTGAGTTGATTGGGAAATATAAGACTATTATAAATTATTATAAAGAGATTTTTAATTTGGTTCGGTATGGTGATTATTCACATGCCGAAATCATGAGTTTAGTACCATATGAAATGGAAATTTTTACGGCATTAACTTTATCTGCTATGGAGAAAGAAAAGCAGAAGCGGGAAAATAAATAAACATGCCTGATTCAGTAGAAACCAAAATATTAAAAGATATTAACCGGCATCTTGCCCATATAGATGGAAAGGATGGGATGACTGACCGGCTCTCCCCGTCAGAGACGGCGGCGCTGAATAAAAATGCCGGTGAAATCATAGGCACTTTTTCATCTTTGATAAGTTCCGAAACAAAAACCATTATTAATTCCGGTAACAAGCAATTAATCGATGCTTTTGGTAATTTAAAAGGTTTTGATACCGAAGTCCAGGTAGATTTGTTAGATGATGTCGTCGATGAATTAAAAACCAATAATCGCTTTATGGAAAAGGGAGAACATAATGATTTCTTAGCCGAGGCCGAGCGCGAACAAGATCTTGACATCAATCGGCGAACCAATGAGCTGCTCGAAGACCTTAACGATAAAGAAGATGATGCTGCTGCGGCTGCAGCCAAATCAGATTCAGATTCAAAAGCGTTTCTTGGTACCGGGCTCGGCGGACTGATGGGCGGACTGATGGCCGGAAAATCGCTCAGAGGGGTATTGGGTGCGGTTAAGAGCGCGGGTAAAAAGTTATTTTTCCCTGCTATTGCTGCTGCTGCCGGAGTGGAATTTTTGAGAGGATGGGCGGAAGCTGGTGATGATGCGAGTACCTTAGAAAAATTTAATTCTGGTATCGGACGGACACTTGCGGATTTATCATTTGGATTGGTTTCAAAAAAGTTTTTTACAGATACTCTCGAGCAAATTGAAGGTGCAATCGGCAAAGCCTGGACAGGTTTTACTAAATCCTGGGACGATTTTGTTCACAACAAAATATCTGCTCCTGATTTCTTTGCTGATATATTATCAGGTTTGAGTCTTGGTACTTTATCTGCTGGCCAATTAAAATCAATCGGTCAGCAAATAGAAGATGGGATGATTGATTTGGTCGCAACAATTGTCGCGGCGGTGACTGACGGAATAGTCACTCCTTTAATGGATGCATTAGCATTGGAATTTGAAACTCTTCTTTCCGATCCGGTTGCTTATTTCAGAGATATATGGAGGAAGCGAAAAGAAGAAGAAAAGAAAGAGTTAGATGCAAAGAGTGCAGAAATACAAAAATTAATGGATGAGGGTCGATCCGAAGAATCAGCAAAAAAAGAAGTGGGTTGGCTTGACTTCATGACAAAATATAGCAGAACTGGGTTTTTCTCTGCTTCTGCTGTTAAAATTGGGATGGCAGCAGCAAAAAAATTAGGAGCATTCTCTGAGACCCAGGAGGAATATAATTTAAAAGCAGCTAAAGAGGCAGAGGCAAAACAAAAATCAGATGCTATAAAAGCAAAGGCGGCGGCGGTACGGGCAGCAAACTTAAAAAAGGCACGTGAAGCGGAGACTCAACCAATTTCGAAACCTATTTCTGCTGTTGGTTATGAAGGCCTTAAACAACGAATTGCTGCTTCAGAGGAGCGGAGAATTAAACGTCAGGAGCAAGTTACCGGTGGGAACGCGATGCAAATAAATCAAAACACAAATGTAGCGGTCCCCGTCGACCGGCAAACTGAAAACGATGACCGAGCTTTACAACGTTCATATAATGTAGAGGGGAGTGAGTAAAATATGCTTTCACAGAATCATTTTTATTGGGAAATGGTCAAGAAATATATTGTGGCCTTTCATCATCTTTTTGATGATGTTCATGTTTTCCGGCGCGATAAGAACGATGAAGTAATCAAAGATATCAAGGTGCCATGTTCATATGTGGCGAAATCAAAGCTATTTTATCTCCTACAACGAAAAGATGATATCGGAAAATCAATTAGCACCACACTTCCTCGTATGAGTTTCTTAATTACCGGCTTACAGCCTGACGTGGCGCGTAAAGAGCCAGCCCTCAACGAGATACCGATTGATCATCGAAATAACGACACAGAGCGTTTCATGTACAGTCCTGTACCATATAACTTCACGTTAGCATTCTCTATTTGGGCAGAATATCAAGACGATATGATGCAAATCATCGAGCAGGTCGGTACCTTTTTCAGACCGGATTATACTTTTTTCGTCGAGGAAATTCCTGAATTAGGTATCAAGAGGAACGTTTCGATAGTTTTAAACAACATGAATCTGGATATTGCTAATGAGTTCGGTGACGAGATTGACCGAACCATTATGGCAGATATCGATTTCACAATAAAAGGCTACTTATATCCACCAATAAAAGATGCCGGTATCATCAAAATCATCAACATCCGTTTTACTGATTACAATGACCGGTGCCTGGATATCGCTAATATCAATCATACTTTCAATGAAATCTGTGCACTGGAGAAAGAGGCAGAAGGTGCGATGTCAGTAAATGCTGTCATAAGTACAAATACGGAGACCTAATGCCAGAAATAAAAGTTTTAAATTCTTTTAAATCGATACCGAAAGGTGATGCTGGAAAGGCTTCCGTTGAATGGGCTACAGGATTAAGAAAGTTTTCAGTCCAAGCTGATATTAGTTCCGATTCCAAATCAGATATCCAAAGGTAATCATGGCTGATAAAATTTTCCCTTGGACTGAAATAGTCCCTGACATACCCGAAGGCTATATTTGGGATTGTGTGGATACCGTGATCACGGAAATCCCCAATTTAATCTCATTATGTGAGGCCGGGCATTTCAGATCTTTCGTCAGAATCAGTTTTGATATCAGTCATTTAAAAACGCAGTTTCATTCCAATCCAGATATTGTATTTGATGTAAGTTCTCGTATGCAAATATTCCGTGATTTTGTATCCAGTGCAAATATCGTCTTTGATATATTAGACCCGGCATTGCAAATATTACATGAATTTGTATCCAGTGCAAATATCGTGTTTAATGCATACTCAGATATGCCGGATGCGAAGCACTTTACATCCACTGCAAATATCGTATTTGATGTGAGCTCATCAATATTTGCTCAAAGGCTTTTTGCATCCCAGGCCGATATTGTATTTGATATATCAGACCCGATAATAAGTGCAGAAATCCAAAACATGCGGGTAACTGAGACTGGAGACACAAGGGTAACCGAAACAGGAGACACAAGGGTAACCGAAGATTAAAGGATTGAATTATGGCAACAAAAATATCAGAAATGACAGATGCATCAACACCTCTGACCGGTTCTGAATTAATAGAAATAGTGCAAAGCAGTAATACAAGAAAAACCCCGATATCAGAAATAACTGATCCATATGTACTTATTGATGGCACGAGAGAGATGGATAAGTTATTGATTGCTGGTGATATTATAAATTCTGCTCATGCATTAATAGTTAAAAATACTAATTTGGGCGGAGAAGTGATGCTGAAAGGAACAGGAAATCCTGATCCTCCAGAATATATATCAAGTGCTGATTACGCGTCTGGCGCTGGAGTATCCAGTTTTGTATGCGACAAACCAGCAGGAATTATCGAAAGTGATTTAATGGTGGCGTCATTTACTGTTGAGATAAATTATGATCTAATTAACAGTGTACCCGAAGGTTGGACAAAATTATTTTCTCAGTCAAATAACAGTAATAATATGCATTTTGTTTATTATAAGTTAGCAAATACTGAACCAGGTAATTATACCTGGGGATTTGACGCATCATCACAGGATGTTGCTGGTGGTATAATGTCGTTCAGGCATGTTGATCCAAATACTCCAATAGGTGACTGGACTGTACAAAACGGTCAAAACGGTCAAGTAATAGCACAATCAATAGACACTATTTCTGATAATGAATTGGTTTTGCATATAGCATCAATGCAGTATGGGTATGGTGGAATGACTGAACCGGTTGATTACACCGAGGCATTTGAAAGATGGAGTAAATCGGCATCAACTGGAGTAACTTCGGAAGCATCTTTTAAAACGTATGCTGCCCCAGGTGCTACTGGAGCAAAAAGTACACAAGCAGTTCCAGTTGGAAGCGGTTATTGGGTGGGTGCTCACATAGCTCTTTGTCCAAATCTATCAGGAGAAGCCAAAAATGTTATAACATGCGATCCCGATGGAGCCGCAAATCTTTGTTTTGCTGGAGTCAATAACTTCTGGTCAACCGCAGAAGGCGGTGAAACCAGGGGCGGACTAAAATTTCCGGCTTCACAGGTACCCTCCTCTGATCCGAATACAATAGACGATTGTGAAAAAGGTAACTGGACTCCTGAACTGGCCGATGCTGTAAGTGGTGGTAACCTTGCTTCATTAGGCACTTCTGTCGGAACATATACAAAAACAGGCAGGATTGTTAATATAATAATAGCCATTTTTGATATAGATACAGGTGGAATGACTGCTGGCAATGTATTATATCTGCGTAAACTACCGTTCACATCAATCTCGACAATATCAGAATCTGGTGCGGCAGCTCCAAGATTGAGCGAGTTCACGTTCTCAGGATATGTCACATCATATATCACAGCAAATAGTACAATTTTAAATCTATATGAAATTGTTACAGGGACGGTTAATGCCACATTAAAAGTATCAAGTGTTGATGGTCCAACTTCTGATATGTTTCTATCTTTATCATATACAACAAACGTATAAAATAAACACAAAGGAGTTTTACAAAATGATTGAAAAAGTCGAAGTAATAGACCAGATAGAGATAACGCGAGATGGACACGTACTGGTCCGCAGAGCCCTTTTAATTCTTGAGGATGACGTTGAAATCGCAAAGACATATCACAGAACGAGTTATGTTCCTGGTGAAAATGTTGACAATGAAGATATACGTGTCAAAGATATAGCGGGAGTTGTATGGACACCGGCGGTTGTGGATACCTATAATGAAAAGGTTGCTGCCGAGATTGCCAAGGCTGCTGCTGAAGTCGAGAAGTAAGGAAAGGCATGACTTACAAAGACGATTGCATAGATTCAAGTATTAAAGAAATCCCGAATTTATTTTCCTGGTGTTATCCCGGTCAGTTCCGAGTTCTTGCTCGTGTCCAATGGGGAGATTTTTATTCTGTAATGCGGAATGAAGGCTTTAATATCCAGCCCATTATTCAAACCAATATATCTTCGGCTGCTGATGTCGACCGCGATTTAGGTGTTGCGGCATCGATAGTGGCCGATATATCCTCCTCAGTTAAAGTTATAAACCAGTTTGTATCGGCTCCATCAATTGTGAGCGATATCGGCGATATTGCTTCAAATCAGGAGCAACAATTTAAATCGGATTCGGCAGAAATTCATTTCTATTTTTCATCCGGTATATATCGAGACAGACCATTTGCGGTCGCACCATTTATTACGCTTTCCCTGGGCGCTGGCATAGCTGCATCAAACCTATTCGGCTCGAGCCCTGCAATTGTAAGCGATATCAATAGCGATGCACAGCAATTTAATTCCTTTACATCGACATCAAATATTTCCTGGGTCTCCGGTGATGCATATATCGGCATAATCAATAAATTCGTTTCTAATCCGGTCATCCAGATCATTTTTAATAATCCAGACACAGATAATTTCAGAACATTTTCAAGTAATGCAGAAATTGGCTTTGATGTTATATGTGACGGCCCAAATATTAATCGATTTTATTCTTTTGCTGCCGATATCGATTTCATAATTGATGCAGATATTGACCAACAACCGGAATGGCATTTTTCATGTTCCCCTGTAATTCAGACCGATATTTCTTCTGATCTTTTTGTGATTAATAAATATACCTCTGATGCAAATATCGTCTCGGCCATATCTGATCCTGTTATTGATCAGGAATTTTGGATCATCTTTTCGTCCCAGGCAGATATCGTCTCGACCATATCTGATCCAATAATAATAAAAGAAGAAGAAGCTGTTGGGATAAAAATAGCTATTCCAGCATCTTTAATCGATGAAGACCTTACTGACTTTCCAGTATATCTTAATATTTCTGATAATTCTGGAATATCTGGATTGGATTTAAGCGAATTTTTCACTGAGCTGAAATATCCTGCCGATGATGATTTTACCGGTGCCGATGATGATCCACTCAATATAATAAAATGGGGAGATCCCTTTACCCTACATTCAACCACCAATTTTGGTGCCGATATACAAAACAATATGGCTCATTTCTATTTTACAGGTGTATCGGGTGCAGGCGGCGATGGTGTTAATGTCAACTCCAATTTTATGCTGACAGGCGATTTTGACATACAGATCGACTTTTCTAATCTTGTTCACTTGTTCCATAATGCGGCTGGATTCGAGTTAGAGGTTCATTTTGGGCCTGATCCAGGTGATGATCACGTTCTTATAAAATGTCAATATTTCGGTGCAGTTAATTGGCTTTTACGTTACCATGATGAAGGAAACACTTACGATACCACTCCTGCCAGAACAAACGATTACGGTAAAATGAAGATTACGAGAACTGGTTCAACAGTTTATCTTTGGTATGCTGATGGATCGGGGGATTTCGTATCCGGTGGTTCACGCGATATGAATTCCGATGATTGCTTCTTAAGGCTCGGTGGTTATGATTGGAATTCCGGTGCAGAATTAAGTATTGATTTCGATAATTTTGTCATTAATTCAGGCACTGTTGTATGGCCAGCAGGGCATCCGAACCGGAAAAAGATCGCAATCAAGACAGATGATCAGGAGACCCAGTGTTATGTTGAAATAGATCATGAAGATATTGCAAATGATAAAATGGGAATCCATTTCAAGGCACCATTTATTTCTTCCAGTATCGATACGGCTTTCTTCCTTTATAGTCTACCAGTAGACAATACGGATTTTGTCGGTGATATTGGTGAAACCCCGGCGCAGAACGTTTGGGATTCTGATTTCGTTGCGGTACATCATATGGGCCAGGATCCTGATGGCGATGTTACGGATGCTATTAAGGACAGTACTTTAAATGGAAACGATGGCACACCTCGCGGCTCTATGACTTCCGCCGACTTAATAGATGGTCTTGTAGGAAAGGCCCTGGATTTTGATGGGTCTAATGATTGCGTTAGTATTCCAACGGCTCCAAATCTTAAATTTGGAGTCGGTGATTTTACCATTGAATCTGTTTTTAATATATCTGATAGTGGCACCAATCCCTTAGTTAGTTATGGAGATCGAGGAAATAACCAAGGCTGGACAGCGTATATTGGTAATAATGGTCATGCGAAAGTTATTATTGATGACGACACGGTACAGGTGGTTGTTGAGGATGCGTTAAATCATGCGGACGGGATTTTTCACACGTTTGCGGCGGTGATGAATAGGGCATCCGATGCCATACTTTATGTTGATGGATTCGAAACCATTGCGAAAGATATTTCAACAGCATTCAGAACTTTAGATACAACAGATCATCCCGATATTGAAATAGGGCGACTGTGGTATTTATCTGCATATAGTTATTACACTTTAGGCAAATATGACGAGGTCAGGCTCTCCAAAATCGCTCGCTCCGAGTCCTGGATCAAGGCCACTTACCACACCTTAAATGATGACCTTTTATTAATTGAAACCCCATATTTAAGTGGATTTAGTAATCGAATTGAGATCATAATAGATAATACTAAGGTTGATGAAGACCTTACTGACTTTCCAGTATATCTTAATATTTCTGATAATTCTGGAATTTCGGGATTGGATTTAAGTGCATTTTTCACTGAATTATCCATATCAGCCAATAGAAAAAAGATTGCTGTCACAACAAGCAATGGTCAAACCCAATGTTATGTTGAAATAGATCATGAAGATATCGCGAACGATAAAATGGGAATCCATTTCAAGGCACCATCTATTTTTTCTGCTCTTGATATGAAATTCTTTCTTTATTATGATATTACAGCATCCGATAATACGGATTATGTTGGTGATGTTGGTGAAACCCCGGCACAGAACGTTTGGGATTCTGATTTTAAGGCAGTTTATCATCTTA